CTTTTACCTTGTGATGATCCAGAACGAAGTAATTTTACTCTGTATTTTGCCCAGAATTTTGAGCTTTTCGGGTTAAAGAAATTAATTGGTACTTGCTATTCACCTGTTAAAAACGGTAAAATTTTCACCTTAACTCAGGATATTTCAGGCGATGGTAAAATTGATTTTAATGATTTAGAGTGGGGATATTTATCCGGTGACGGTGATTTCCGTAGTGAAGAAGTATCGAAATTAAGAGATGAAGCGGATATAATAATTACTAATCCACCTTTCTCACTATTTCGTGAATTTTTAGCTTGGGTTATTGAAGCTGATAAGAAGTTTGTTATTATCGGTAATAAAAATTGTGTGACCTACAAGGATGTTTTTCCGCTTATCAAAGAGAATAAAATGTGGTCAGGGCGAACGGGTTGGTCAAGTATGTGGTTTGAAACAAAGAACTTGGGTGATATAGGTAAGGTTATTAATGGTATAAATATGAAAAGTATACCTGCTGTATGGTTCACAAATCTTGACCACGGAAGACGACACCAGCCTTTACCTCTTATGACAATGAGTGATAATTTGAAATTCAGCAAGCATAAGAAATTTCAGGGTAAAGATTCTTATGATCACTATGAAAATTATAATGCTATTGAAGTACCCTATACTGATACTATACCAAGTGATTATACTGGTGTGATGGGTGTACCTATTAGTTTTCTGAACAAATACTCAGCTGAACAGTTTGAGCTAATTGGATCAAATCGAGGTGTTAATCAAGATCCAAATGGAGTTTATGGTCGTGGTTCAAATATCAATGGCAAGGAAACTTTTAAAAGAATTTTTATTAAACATAGGAGTATAAAATGAAAACAACACTAAGAACAGACATCACAGTCAAAGATATTTGTGGAGGAGGTGAGAACCATCAGATGACAACACAAGCTACATGAGGTAGTTTAATGATAAATGTATCGTTAAACTATTGTGAAAGGCATAGGAGGCAATCTGAAGCCCTATTAAATATAATTATTTTAACATTATAAAAGAAATATGGGACGATAACTTGCAATCTGTTTGAAAATAGTGTATTATAATAAGTAAGATGTAAGTTTTATTAAAAGCAGGGAAGGAGTTTTTATACCTCCTTAAGTTTCTTCTTCCCTGTTTTAATTATTAAATGGAGATTATACTAATGAATGATATTTTTCCTTCAGAGTTCAACATAGCATCGGTTCAAGAATTACAATATATTCTAAATATAGCGGATTCTTACATAATTGCAACACAAACCTTCCTACATGACAGCCTACCAAGTATTAAAAAGCTCATACCTAATACATCTGACACTCAATTACAGCGAAAGCTCGAGGAATGGGATGAATATTTTTATAGCGACAGCACTTGCCACACAGTTTTTGATATCATAACATACGTACAATCGGAAATTTTAGACCGGGAGTAATCCCATGATAGATATTATCAATTTCCTAAGTGATTTATACGACAGGTTCATAGAATTTTTGGTCAGAGTGGATTTTTTTGACGGTTTATAAAGGAGATACTAATGAGGGCTATTTTATTTATTCTGGTAGCAGGGGTTTTATTATCACAACCGCCTCCAATTCTACGAGGGGTTATAGTACCATCGCCTGAATTTGGGTGTTTATATTACACAGCCGAGTGCAATGGTGATACTATTGAGTATCCTACCGTGTGTGGAGTTCCCGCTTTTTATAATATTGATGTAACTGGTACAGGGTGGTGGAATTTTATAGTAGGTTTTACATTCTGGTGTGTGGGGGATTCAGTCACGATTACAATGCAGGATAGTTGTGAGGGTCTGCAAGGTGAAATCACTGGTTACATATGTGAAGGTGGTATATGTGATTTTGATACATGTTATTTAGACGAAGATTTATCTATTTCAGAATACGGGTGGGATGTTATTAATGTATATCCATTCCCGTTCAACACTAAAGAGGCAATACACACATGGGGAACATCATCCTTCAGTGTTAATGTATATGATATGCAGGGAAGGAAAGTATCTTCAGAACGTGTAGATGATATGTTATATTGGCAAGCAGAGAAGAGTGGAGTATATTTACTTCAACCATACAATATTGAAACAAATGAGTATTTACCCACAATAAAGATTATTTGTGTAGATTAATTTAACGCAGGAGAGCGTAACAATGGTAGATAAGAAGGTGACAAAGAAGAAGGTATCTAAAAAGAAGATAGCTAAGAAGAAAGTAACAAAGAAGAAGTTGATAAGGAATAAGACTAAACGTGGAAGAGACCCTTACGACGGTAAAGCTTTGTATAAGGAAGCTGTTAAGTGTATTAAGGATCATAAGCTGATATTCGTATCAGACGTAACTGACATGCTACACATTGACCCTAAGACTTATTACAAGTACATAAAAGAGGGAAGTGTAGAGAGGCAAAATGTTCAAAATTTACTAAGAGGCAATAAGTTATCGACTCGAGTTGATATAAGAAATAAATGGCGCGTATCCGATCACTTTCAATCACAATTAGCTTTATACAGATTGTGTGCTACAGAGGAGGAATTGGATTTACTCGATATTGGTGGTAGAAGAGAGAAGTCAAAACCGCCATTAACTGAGTCGCAGATTGATAGAATAATCAAATTAACTACACCAAGTCCAGACGATGTACGAAAATTGTACGAGCAGGGGGATTAATTTAGATGCTGTTACCTTTTAAGGGAAAACATTTACAACTATATCATACTTTCAGTGAAGGAAGTCCATACAAGGATAAAACTATTATCATAGCTGACGGGTCTGTAAGGTCTGGTAAAACAGCAGTGACAGGTAAGTTATTCTCTGATTATATTTTAAGGATGGCACACAAGTACCCTGGGGTATCGTCTGCTGTATTTGGTCAATCACAATCCTCTGCAATTGAGAATGTAATAAATCCTTTTATTATACCAGAACTCGATTACATGGGATTAAGGTACACACGACCATCAAGGACAAATCCACTTGTTATATACGATGGTAAGTATGAAATAGTAATAGAGGTGAAGGGTGCGCAGTTATCAAATTCATTCACACGTGTGAAGGGTAGAACGTATTTATGTGCTTTAGTTGATGAGGGTACTGAGGCTTCTCATAACATGATACCTATGTTGGAAACTCGGTTATCACTACCTGACTCTAAGTTGATAATAAATACTAATCCAGATAAGCCTTCACATTACATTAAGACTGACATGATAGATAGGGTAGGTTTTGGTAGGGATGATATAATGTACTACCATTTTACTCTTGATGATAATCCGTATATTGAGGATTCTGTGAAGGATAAGTTAAAGAAATCCTTCTCTGGTGTATTTTACGATAGATACATACTAGGTAAATGGGTTGTAATAGAGGGTAAGATATATGATAATTACATTTCAGCTAAGAATGTTAAAGAGTTTGACCTTGATGAATCATGGGAATACTACTTAGGACTTGACTTCGGGTGGAATGATGCTTGTGCAATTGTATTTATGGCATATGATAGACCAAACGATACTTATTATGTTATAGATGAGTTTATAGAATCACATGTTAGTTTAACTTCGATGGGTGATTTGATGGTAGGTAAGAGTGTTAAGGGTGCTTTTGGACATAAGTGTATACAGCATAAGAACATACTGGCAAATGGTTTGACAGGAATATGGAGTGGCACTGAGGCTTCACAATCTCGACAGGAGGCTAGCGGTGCAAGTTCAAAGTCAACTATTCTGGCGAATTATCCACAATTAAAGGGTATCTTCAAGATAAAGCATCATTATGTAGATTACTCAATAATGAGTGTTTATAATCATGTAGAGAATAAATTGTTTGTTCATCCTCGCTGTAAGAAGGTGGATAGAGACTTTAACAACTGGATGTACCCAGAGAAAGATGGTGAATTTATTGGTGAGAAGCCTGATCCTTCAAGAGCTAATCACAAATTTAGTAACTCGATGGATGCTATACGTTACTTAGTGGATACAATAACACCAACTAAACAAAAATCTAAAATTAAGGTAGGTTTCAATTAATGCAAATAAACGTTCAGAATGCCGCTAATGCTGTTATTGGAAATCCCAATTATAGCATAAGTGATTGGATTAACTGGTTAACTACTTTAGCTATATCCAATAACGTTATACACGATAAGGATATAACTGAGACCTTGATAGATTTTTATAGGGGTCTTCAGTTAGATAAGCTTGAGGAATTAATCAAGGAACAATACCCAAAGTCTTATAAGCAATTGACTTGGCAGATGGAGATATGTAATGTAGTTAAGATGTTTATTGACCAGACCTCGGTTATTTATAAGTTTGGTGCTACACGTACTCTTACTACTGACTCACAGCCCGAGAAGGATTTGTGGGAGTGGATTATGCGTTCGTCAAAGTATGAAAGGAAACTGGTAGATGTTAACAAGAAAGTAAATCTTACTGAGAACGTTGTGGTGAGGGTTTGGTATGATACTGTCGATGAGATTATTAAGCTTGACATCCTCACGAGGGACTTACTTGATGTCTTACCATCTGCTAACGACTGCTCTGAGGCTGAGGGTGTGTACTACATGCAACCACTCAGTGTTTACAACGACTCTATCAGATACCACTACTGGGGCGTTGACGATTACGCTGTGTTCGACAGTAAGACAGGTAAGTACATAGCTGTTGATAAGAATGAGGGTCAGGAGAACCCATACCATATATTGCCATTTACACGATTTACAAAAACTTTCCCGGAGAACGGGTATTTCGTACCACCTCCAGAGGATTTATTACTAATACAGCAAAGCATTAACCTGAAGATAGTAGAGCTAAATAACATGCTCAAGTTTCAAGCGTTTGCTACACCAGTGGTTATAGGTACAATTGACGCTACAGCAGGTATAGACCCGTCATTGCCGATTGTCATTGATAATAGTGGAAGGGATGAACAACCCTCCTCATTTAGTTACGCAAACCCAGACGCTGATTTTGAATCCCTTAGTACGGAGATAGCAGAGAAGATACGAAGATTTGCACAGACGAGGGGTTTTTCACCCGCTGACTTCACTGTTACTGGTGGATACACAAGCGGAATAGCATTAGAGATAAGTGGACGTGCCATGACTGACATGCTCAACAATGAGAAACCATTTTATGAGGATGGTGAAGAGGAATTATTCTCTATCATAAAGGAGGTATGGAATTATCATAGTAACTTTACTT